GAGAGTCTTACTATATCTTTGTTAATTTCTTTCAATCTTTTATTTGCCTTGCTTTTTGTTTTAAAAACATCATAGACCGATTCTCCCCATGATGTTGAACAAACTACATATATTTTCATATTTTCTCCCTATATTTTTGGTTTAAAAAGTTCAAATAAAGTAATTAAGCTGTCGGGCGGTAAATCTTGTAAATGTCGGGGTATTTCTGAATAGCTATCTAGTCTTTGTAAACTCTTTAAAACTTTTTTAAATTCAGAATGTGTACCTGTAAATTTATATTTACCAAATTTTGCTATTACTTTTGCCATAATCTAATAGATGATACACTAAAAAATAAAATACGCAATATGTAAAAATAAATATTGACACATAATGCATTTTATTATAAATTAGTATTTATGAAAACAAGGAGCAAAAATGGGAGCACATAAAAACCGATATACAACCACAACTATCAGTTTATCAAAACCAATGGTAAAACTATTTTTTGAACAAAAAAAAGAACTAGAGGAAAATTTTCCAACGCCTATTTTATTAAAAGATTATCAATTCCTAGAAATATTATTAAATTTTTATATAGAAAATAAGGACAAAAAATGAAATCTTTACTTAGAACTATCTTAGACGAGTGCGAAAAAAATAAACTGATGTATCGAGCCAACGCTTATGACCTTTACGATAATGGTTGCAGAGATATGGTCGTTCCCTGGGGCTATGACTTTACAGCTTTAGCTGAAACAATGAGTGAAGTTGAGCTTAATGAAAGAAGGGGCAATATACAAATTATTCCTGAAAGTAAAGTCAAAAGTCATAGCGAACTTATAAAAGAGATTAAAGGCGAGGAAATAGAAGATATACAAAACGCTTGGTACTCTGACGAAAAAGAACGTGAAACACAATTTAATAAGATTAAAAATATGAGTGATGAAGTGATTATAAATCTTAATCCTGAAAAATATTATTGCGGTCATTATTGGATTGTTTGGGCAAATTATGGGGGCAACGAACACTTAGATTGCTTTACTGACTATGATACAGATTTGGATAAATACTTTGATGTTAATAAGCTTATTGATAAATGGGAAGATCAATATTATAAATTTAAATTGGGGTTAATATGAAACTAACTAATAAACAAATTGACGATTATCTCAAAGGTTGGGATAGAGGAAAAAACAGAGCAAAGAATATAAGACTTCCGAATGGTAAAAAAACAAACATTAAAGGATATTTAATGATTAATAATTTAAAACCAAAAGAGAAATAGAGGAAAAATAAATGGAAAAAAAAGTTTTAATAGCTTGCGAATTTTCAGGAATAGTTAGAAATGCTTTTTCTGAATTAGGTTTTGACGCTTGGTCTTGCGATTTACTACCCTCGTTAGACGGCAGTAATAAACATATCCAAGATGATATTCGATATGTAATGAACGCTGATAATTGGGAATTAATGATGGTCGCTCACCCGCCTTGCACTAGACTTTGTAATAGCGGGGTAAGGTGGCTAGATAATCCCCCTAAGGGTAAAACAGTAGAACAAATGCAGAATGATTTAATTGAGGGGGCAAAACTATTTAGCGATTTATGGAACGCTGATATTCCAAGATTAGCAGTAGAAAATCCAATAATGCATTACAGGGCAAAAACCTTAATCCAAGAATTTTCAAAAAGTCCTTTCCCCTGGAAAGCAACGCAAAGTGTCCAACCTTTTGAATTTGCTAATGATGTTAACTCTGAAGATAATGTAAGCAAAAGAACCTGTTTATGGTTAAAGAATTTACCAAAATTAAAAAAGACAGGTAGCTTAACAAAAGAAACCGCAAGGCATGATATACATAATTGTCCGCCCTCAAAAGATAGGTGGAAAATTAGATCAACTTTTTTTGAGGGACTTGCAAATGCAATGGCTAGTCAATGGGGGGCAGTAATAAGATGAAATCATATGACAATGACGGAAGATTAATATTTGATATGAAAACCTGTACCTCATTTAATCCTGATAGTACATATAAATTTTTAGATACAGAAAGTCACGCGTACTTAATTGTTCCGATTGATTTAATAAAGGAATTAAATATTACTAAAAATATAACTGAATATTCATACACTAACGGCATAGAAATATGGCTTGAAGAAGATCAAGACGCATACACATTTATTAAGGCATATGTAGAATATTTTAAAGAACCTTTTCAATATGGAATGGATTATACAACATACGAGGAATGGGAAGGTTTAATTGAAGATTGTTTAGTTAGATATTCAACTTCTATATCAGAAAATTTAATGAATAATCAGGACATAACTGATGTTTGGAGAAGTGATAAATTAATAAACCAAGACGCAATAAATAATTTATCTATTGAACAATTAGAAAAAGTTAACGAAATATTAAACAAGATAAAATAAGGGAGCGAAAGATGATACAAACATTAACAAGAACTGATTTTGTAGATTGGTTTAAAAAATATAGAGAAAATAATTTTTCATATATGGGTTTAGATGCTTTATTCGATTATTTGGAGAATTTAGAGGAAGATTCAGGGCAACAAATAGAATTTGATCCAGTAGCCATTTGTTGCGAATATTCAGAGTACGATAGCTTAGAAGAAATTATTGAGCAGTATGATTCAATAAAAACACTTGAAGATTTAGAAATGCACACGACAGTTATTCCAATATATGAGTATGACGGCAAAACTGAAACAGGCGGTTATATAATTGCAGAATTTTAAACCAAGTGTTAGAAGTATTTTTAATTATCTTGTTTGTAATTTTATTAATTATTGATAGAGATCAAAAGTAGATTGCAAAATGTATATACAAATATTCATTTTTATTCTTTTATAAGGGAAAACGCTTAGAAAAATAGCATTTTTCCCGCCCTTTACACTTGCATATCTATATATTGAGAATCTTAAATAATTAATCTGATAAATCGGCTTGTCGGAATGTCGGCAAGTCGGTATGTCGGAATGTCGGTAAGTCTTTAGATACAAACAAACACATACACACACATACATACACACACATACACATATAAAAATCATATAAAATAAAATTCAGGCCATTCAAAATTGATATGTAAAATTGTCCTGGTCATATTCCTGGATCTTCCAGGTGGCATTTGGCAAAAAGATTCCAGGTAAAATTAGTGATTGATTAGATGACAAATTGCAACTATAATTTACTTACCCGAAAGGGCATTTATAAGGAGAAAAAAATGAGTGTTTCATATGACTTTAGAAATTGCAAAAATAATGCAAAACATTTGCAGGAGTATTCTTACTATATTTGCAATTATATGATGGCGATAGGAATGGACGAGATAACTGAAAAAAACTATACGGAAGTATATGCAAGGATGTGTATCTTGGAAATTTCTAGTCTTAATCGAGAAGAGCCCTGGTTTAATTTAGATATGGCTAGGGATTTAATTGGGGCTAAGTTTGGGGGACGTCATATTGGTATGACTGAATCGAGCAAGGCCAAGTGGTCAACTCGTATGCTTAAGTATACTATCCAGGCAGTCAAAGACCTGGAATCAAAAAAGGATGAGGTGGCTTAAATGGGTATGTATAAAAAAGTAAAGGTGGGTTTGCTGAATGGCAAGGTCGTTGATTGCTACGATATAAAGCCGAGAGTTTTTAACACTTGGTTAGCTGACGATTTGGGTATTGCTAAGACCAGGCTTAAAAGCCTGGGCAAGGCGATACATCAATTGCATACTTCGATGTGTTATATAGATTCCAGGAGGGATATATTAACCACTATGACTGTCGGCGAATTATTAAATCAATTTGGTTCTAAAGAAGAACTTTATAATACATTTAAGGAGGAAAAATAAATGAGTTTATCAAGAAAACACTTTGAGGCGATTGCCGATATTATCGAATCCTCCCGTAGAAATTACGGGGGGCAAGATATCCTGGAAACCGAGGCCGTCTTAAATGGCCTGGTTGAATTTTGTCATTCTCAAAATGCGTTCTTTGACGCTGAAAAATTCCTGGCTCGTTGCGGGGGTTCTGTAGGAGGGAAAAATGAAACTATCAAATAAAGATGTTTATAAGGGTATTGCCGAAGATGTGAAAACTTTGCAAGACGCTGATTTTAGATTTTATCGAGATGAAGCTTTTTATGATTTTGTTGATGGTCTCTGCTATTATTTTGCTCGTTGGAAAGATAATAAATTCGACAGAGATAAATTCATCAAAGCGTGTGGATTTGAAAACGGGTTATATCCTGATGAGGAGTATAATGATTGAAATACTTATCGTATTACTCCTGGCTTTGCTATGGATAATAAACTAGAAAGGGGGGTAAAACCCCCTTTTTTTTATATATTTTTGCCGAGAGGGGAGAAGGGGGGGGTGTTTTTACCTGTTTTTTTATATATTTTGGTCGGTAGGGGAGAAGGGGGGCTAAAAATATAGATATTTTGGCTTATTTTTGAGAATATTTGCCAATATTTGCGCATATTTGGGCATATTTTAACAAATATAGCCGTATAAATAGATATTTATAAGGGTATTTATCCTTTCTGCCCTTCTCTTTTTGCAAGGCATTATATAACATTCGCTACGCTCATATGCTAAAGAGTTTACACGCTCGTACCTCGCTCATTAAATAATGACTTCGCCTTCGGCTCAGGGACTCTTTATAAATCGGATTTCGGTATAGTCGAATAATATATAAACAACCCCCACCCCCGCAAACTTCTAGCACATACACATACACATACAACGACAATAATACAGATACAAATTAACATATATCTCAAGTTTCAAGTTGCGTCTAAAAATATTTTGGTTTATTCTTATATAAGCGGGCAAAGCACCCCTTATAGATTTATGCAGTATTTTCTCCTTTCTGTAGTTTTGCTCGCCCTCCCTTCTTTTTTTTGACCCCCACCCCCTAAAAAAATATATTTTTATTGATGGGTCCCCTAGCCCCCCAAAATTTTTTCTATACTTTTTCAACTTTTGGGTGTTAGAATGTAGCAAACGAGGTTTTATATGAACAGAATGATGATGCCCGAACAAATGATGGCCGAAGGTGATGAGGTTCAAGTCGATAAACTCCCTAAAGGTCTTAAAGCGATGTATGAATCTGGCCCCAAAGGCAGAGAAGGGGTCGAAAATATTGCAGCCAAAACCGATAAATTTGCCGAAGGCGATGAAGTAAGCGTGATGATGATGGAGATGGAAAATGATGAACCAGAAATGATGCCATCTTCAAAAGATATTGATGAGGGCTTGATGGAATTGCAAAAAATTCAACCAGAAACAAAAATGCTAGATCAATTTGTCGCTCAGGTCATTCAAATGATCCAAGCTGGGGCAAGCGAGCAAGAGGTCATTCAAATGTTGTTGCAGGCTGGATTAGATGAAGAAGATATAAATGCTGTATTTCAGTCAGTTATTGAAACTTTAGAAGGCGTAAGTATAGACCAACAAATACAAAACCTTGGCTAATGGCTTCCAATCAAGAGATTCTTGAACAACTCAATAAAGATTTAGGTATCAGTCAGCCTGATAAGGCGCCAACTACAGGTGTGGTAACACCTTTACGACCAAAAGATATATTAAATCAAGATATAAACATCTCTGATCCTGTTTTAAAAAACTTGATGTCAATAGCAAAAACTATCAAAGATTTAATCGCACCTACCCCTAGCTTATCCGATCCCTTATCTTTGCTTGATGCAACAATCGGCAGCACTCCTATAGGTAAAGCGGGCAAAGCTGGTAAATATACTTTAGAGCAATTAAAAAACTTGCGCGATGATTTTATTCGCGCAGAAAAACTAGAGTTTGATCCAGGTTTTAACCTCAAAGGTCAAAGCGGAGATCTTCGAGAGGCGGCAAAAATAAGACAATCAGCTCCAGAGTTTTCTAGCTCTGACGAAATATCAAGAGAAATCAGTAAACTCGAAGGCAAGAAAGTTATCAGTCCTGAAGAATTTGCTAGAATCCGTAAAGAATTTGATTTGTAAATGAACCTGTCCCATCTGACAGAAACAGAACTCAAAGAAGCCCTGCTATTACTAGAAAAAGAAGAGGGTTTTGCAATCCAAGACAAATGCCAAAGCTCTTTTTTAAACTACGTCAACGAAATGTGGCCCGAGTTTATTTGCGGGCGTCACCATCAAATATTTGCTGAAAAATTAGAGCAGGTCGCAAAAGGTGAAATAACCAGACTTATCGTCAACATGCCTCCGCGGCATACCAAAAGTGAGTTTGCCTCAACTTATTTTCCGTCTTGGGTGATGGGCTTGAATCCAAAAATGAAAATTATGCAAACCACCCATACAGGAGAACTTGCGGTTAGGTTTGGTCGTAAGGTGCGTAACTTGATGGCGCAAAAAGAATACAAAAAAGTTTTTCCCGACGTCAGTTTGCAGGCTGATAATAAATCAGCAGGACGTTGGGAAACTAACAAAGGTGGTGAATATTTTGCCGCAGGTGTAGGTGGAGCCGTAACGGGTCGAGGTGCGGATCTGCTAATTATTGATGATCCTCACTCCGAACAAGACGCTCTTAGCCCAACCGCACTTGAAAGCGCCTACGAGTGGTACACCTCTGGACCCCGCCAACGTCTGCAACCTAAAGGTTCTATCGTTTTGGTGATGACGCGTTGGAGTACGATTGATTTGACTGCTAAGCTTTTAGAGGCGCAAAAAGAACCACTAGCAGATCAATGGGAAGTGATAGAGTTTCCTGCTATTTTTCCTGAAACCGAAAATCCTCTTTGGCCTGAGTTTTGGTCGCAAGACGAACTTTTAAAAGTCAAGGCGTCTTTGCCTGGTATTAAATGGAACGCTCAATGGATGCAAGAACCAACCTCTGAAGAAGGTGCAATCATCAAACGTGATTGGTGGCAACGCTGGACTAATGACAGCTTACCGCCTGTTAAATATATTATGCAGTCTTACGATACTGCTTTTTCTAGAAAAGAAACCGCAGACTACTCAGCCATTTCAACTTGGGGAGTCTTTCGCCCAACCGAAGATTCACCCGACTCAGTTATTTTATTAGACTGTCAAAAGGGTAGATGGGACTTTCCCGAACTCAAAGAGATAGCGATGCGCGAGTATCGGTATTGGGAAACAGATATGGTTTTGATAGAGGCCAAAGCAAGTGGTACACCTTTGACGCATGAGCTAAGACGGATGGGCATACCTGTTGTCAATTATTCACCAACTCGCGGTCACGATAAACATTCTCGCATGCACTCGGTAGCACCAATATTTGAGGCAGGTATGGTATGGGCGCCTAACCGAGTGTTTGCCGAGGATATGATTGAGGAGTGTGCGGCTTTTCCATTTGGAGCTAATGACGATTTATGTGATACTATGACGCAAGCCTTGATGAGATTTAGACAAGGCGGTTTTGTTTTTCTTGATAATGATTATGAAGATGAACAAGTACAAGAAAGACAGAGAGTTTACTACTGATGGCTATAGAAAATTCAAATAAAGAAGATCTATTTAATAAAAATTACTCTTTTTTAAGTAAATGGCATAATGATAATTATACTGTTTTAGAAAAAGGAGAAAAATTTAAAGACACATCTATGCAACTAGGAACATATGGAATAAATAATAAAACTTTTATTTTGCCAACATACAAAAAAGGAGTTGGAAAAATAGCAGATCCTGCAAAATATTTTTTAAAAGATATTAATAGCGGGAAAATACAAGGCTATAATTCAAAAACTACTGCTGAAGAAGAATTAAAATCGTTAAGAAGCAAAATCTTACAAGTGCAAAAAAATAATGGCAATAGAAAATAACACCCCAGAACCAATCGTTGAAGATATGACTAAGTTTCAAATCAACGACGAGATTACTTATGGCTATAACAAGTTCTACAATTAATAAGAGGTAAGGTCTTAAAGACAAAATAAAAAAATGGTAACAGAAAGGCAAATACCAGATCCAACAAATACCCTAACAGCTGATAATGATATGACAACAACTACCAATGTTGATGAGGTAGATAATAATATAATTGAAGTTCTAGAGGAGCTTGGTGAAGATGATATAGCAATCCAAGATGATGGCTCAGCTTTGCTCGGTCCAGAGGATATGGATATGCCTAGTTTAGGGTTTGGTGAAAACTTAGCTGAAGTAGTCTCTGCTGAAGAGCTTGCAAAAATATATTCTGAGCTAACTTCAGCGATAGAAAACGACAAATCAGCTAGAGAGGATTGGGAAAAAACTTATACCGATGGACTTAAATATTTAGGTATGAAGTTTGATGAAGATAGAGCTGAGCCTTTTGAGGGGGCAAGTGGCGTGATTCATCCCCTGTTAGGAGAAAGTGTGACTCAGTTCCAAGCTCAAGCCTATAAAGAATTACTCCCACCTCAAGGCCCTGTAAAAACTCAAGTGGTCGGTCAGTACGATTCTGTTATTGAAGAACAAGCCCAAAGAGTCAAAGAATTTATGAATTATCAGATTACTCATGTAATGGAAGAGTATGATGAAGATTTAGATCAAATGCTTTTTTATTTACCCTTGGCAGGTTCTGCGTTTAAAAAAGTATATTACGATGAAAATTTAGGTAGAGCAGTATCAAAATTTATTGCACCTGAAGATTTGATCGTGCCTTATTACACTACGGACTTAGAATCTTGTCCGCGTATTACACACCTAGTTAAGATGCCTGAAAATGATGTTCGCAAACTACAGGCCATAGGTTTTTATAGCGATGTCAAGTTAAATCCTGGTGATAGTGTTGATGTGGATTCTGATGTAACAGAAGAGATTGAAAGACTAGAAGGCATCAAACCCACCTATGATTCAGGTGAAGTATGCAATCTGTACGAAGTACATTGTAATTTAGATTTAGAAGGCTTTGAGGATATAGATGAAAACGGTATTCCTACCGAAGTTAAATTACCTTACATAGTTACGCTAGACGCTGATTCAACTAAGGTTTTATCAATCAGAAGAAATTATCAAGAACAAGACCCACTAAAGCAAAAGATAGAATATTTTGTCCATTATAAGTTTTTACCAGGCTTAGGTTTTTATGGTTTTGGTTTAACACATATGATAGGCGGTTTATCTAAAGCATCTACATCTATTGTAAGACAATTGATCGACGCAGGAACTTTGTCAAACTTACCTGCTGGATTTAAAACCAGAGGTATCAGAATCAGAGATGAAGATGCACCGATTCAGCCTGGCGAGTTTAGAGATGTTGACGCTCCTGCTGGTAGTCTAAGAGATGCTATACAACCATTACCATTTAAAGAACCAAGCGGGACTTTATTAAGTTTATTAGGCTTCTCCTTCCTT